ATCCAGTATTAGACCACATGAACAAAAGTGTAGATGAACCTAACGCTTTTCAAATAAACAATTCAATACAACGTTGTTTAGCAAAAGCAATAGCATTACACGGACTAGGTTTATATATCTATGCTGGTGAAGATTTACCAACTGAGCCTGAAGAGTTAAATGAGAAACAAGTAACTGAACTATTTGATTTACTTGGTAAGATTGACGATGTTCAGCTTAGTGAACAAATACAAAAAGCTGTCAATAGTAAAGAAATACATGATGGCAACTTTAAAGGTGCTATGGCTAAACTAAGGAGGCAATATGAAACCTCTTAATGTTGAAGGCAAAGCAGTTGAATTTAGAGATGATATATACAAACTGCACACAAAGTATACAATAGGTGTAAACGACGGAAAAGAGTTTCGTGAAGCTACGTTTACTGGTACTAAATTATATCATGGTAAACCTATGTTGACATTTGTGATGTATGGAGGTAGACGTAATGGTCATCTTAATTTAAATATTAATCAAAGCTATCTATCTTATGCGATAGAAGAACCTATGGAGGATAATCAAGATGGGTAAATTAAGCGAAGGACAAGCAAAAGACTTGTTATTGAAGGGTGTCATTGATAAAAGCACTTACAAAAAAATGGAAGATGATGGTATTATCAGCGCAGGTAGAGGTGTAAAGCGTAGATATATACAAACAGCTGATGGTAATTATGTATCACCTATGCTGTACTTCTCAGGATTAAAAGGTGCTAAGTATTCAGATGAGATGAGAAAATTGAAAACGGAAGTAAACCAAGTAATAGAAAAGTTTACTACCACAACTACGGAGAGTAAATAAACATGAAAGAAGCTAATATTAACTTTGTAAATAAAGATTCTGGATACACACCAGTACCAGAAGCTACATATCCAGCTCATGTATCTTCATTTAAAATGAATGAATACAACGGCAGTTATGTATTTAATGTTACGTTTCAGGTAGCAGAAGAAGCTAAGAAACTAAAACTACCTAAACTACGTAAAGATAATAATGATAATCACGTTCCTACAGGTGAGTTCACTGATGGTGGCTTTGTTGTGGG